TACCAGACAATCAGACAATGCATTAAAAGAAGTGGCAAAAATTTTTGAAACAATAGGTTGGGAAAAAAGATTGTGCGATTTAAGCAAAGAACAGGTTCTTGGAACAATTGCTAAGATACAATCGATGAAGGGCTTAGAAGATGAGTATACAGAACAAGGAGTATTGGAGTTACAACAAGAAGTCGAAGACAAGCTTCGTGACTTCTCCGATGACGACTACATACCATTTTGATCTAATTAAACAAATATCCGAACACATTGATCAAGGAATTGTTCGGGAAAATAACAAGAGAACTCCCAGAACATATATAGGGGGCTCCTCTCTTGGCAATGATTGCGCTCGTCAAGTCCAATACCGATATATGCAAACTAAAAAAGATGAGGACTTTCAAGCTAGAACTCTTAGGATATTTGAATTCGGGCATCATATAGAGGATATGATTGCTGGTTATTTAAAGAACGCTGGCTTTGATTTAAGAACACATAGCACCAAAGGCGAACAATTTGGCTTCTCGGTGGCTGATGACCAGATTAAAGGTCATATAGACGGTGTTATATGTGGAGGCCCTGTCAAGATGGACTATCCCTTCTTATGGGAATGTAAATCAGCTAACAGCAAAAAGTTTGGTGAATTTGTTCGTAAAGGCGTTACACAGGCTAACCCAACTTATGCAGCGCAATTAGCATTGTATCAAACATACATGGATTTAATGGATTACCCAGCGCTATTTACCGTTATGAATAAAGATACTTCAGAGCTATATTATGAGTTTGTTCCGTTCAATGCAGAACTAGCGCAAAAAATAAGCGACAGAGGAGTAGAAATAATAAAAGCAACTAGAGCAAATGAAATGCTACCTCGTATCGCAAATGAATCAGATTATTTTACTTGCAAATTTTGTGAGTATCGCAATACTTGTTGGACATAAAAAAAGACGGCACAGGAGAGCACCGCCTTTTTTACACACACAACGCATTTAGAAAGGAAAAAGATAAATGCATATAAGGACAAATGAAGAAAACCTTACAGGTACAATATAATGCGTATTGCACCCTTTGACAACACTAAATCTAGTGATCCGCGTTATTTAGTGGAACATATTAGCGACAGTGTTCCATCTCATGTTCAGGTACAAACGCTAAAAGATACTTTTCCAAATGGAATCATTCGAGGCAATGTTTTCTACATTGGCTCAATGTATGGTGAACGTGGCGAATCTATGAAAATAGATATTAATCCTAGTAGCCAAAACTTCATGCGTGGTCAGGACTTCAACGGAGGTACTGGTGTCGGGGGTATTGTAAAGATACTTATGGAAGCACGGGGCATGAAGCTGCATGAAATAAAAGATATGTTCGGGTCTTACCTGGAAACAGCGCCAGTAAGAACGCGAACAAATTCATCCAGCACTACGCCTCCTTGGTTACAAAACCCAGTAAACCAGCAGGCACAAGAAAATGTTCGGGTTAAAACTACCATTGATATCAATACTGCGTATACGCAGGAATGGAATTACATTAGTAAAGATGGCGAAATAATATGCTCGGTTAGGCGTTACGATATTGATGGCAAGAAAGAATTTAGACCATTCCTACCAAACAACACCTATTCCAAAGCACCTGAAGTTAGGCCACTATATAATATCCCGAACATATTAAATGCCAAGCAAGTAATATGGGTAGAGGGCGAAAAGTGTGCCGAAGCTTTAATTCAATCGGGATATGTAGCAACTTGCACGTTAGGAGGGGCTGGTGCATTAACCAGAAACAACTCCCATAAGTATGATTTCACGCCACTCAGGGGCAAAGAAGTTATTTTATGGCCTGACAATGACGAAGCTGGTAAGCGCTTGGCTGAAATTGTTCGGGATATGTGTGTAGATGTTCAGGCTTCTTCAGTAACAATGCTCAAACCGCCATTTGATAAACCAGAAAAATGGGACTCAGCAGATGCAATAGCCGAACAATTTGATATAAAGGCGTTCATTGATAAAAATTCCCAGTTTAAAACCAGAAGTATTAATCTTCTCGATGATAGCTTACTTATTGATCGTTTCAGTGGGAAAGCACCTGTTCAAGATTTCTTAATAGATAGTACGTTCCCATTGGGCATACCGATTATATTCTCTGCGGCTGGAGATGCTGGTAAAGGCATGATGACCCTAGACCTTGGTATGAAAGTATCTTCTGGTTTTCCTATGCAAAATGCATTTGGCGGTATTGTTAAAGAGCATGGTGACGTTGTTATATTTACCGCAGAAGATGATGAGTCAGAAGTTCACAGACGTATTGAGCGAATGGATCCGTTTGAAAATAGAAGAACATTCAAGCATAAGCTTCATATTGTGCCATTGCCTAATGTAGGCGGTACATTCCCTATACTTAGCGAAATAAATGGCGAGTATATTGTCTCAGACGAATTCAATCGCATCCATGACCAGATGTTACAGATGGAAAACCTAAAGTTAGTCGTGTTTGACCCACTTGCGTCTTTTGTTCACGCTGATGTGAATTCTGACCCTGCAGCAGGGGCTGCCTTTACTGGTCTTATGGCTAGGGTCGCAACAGAAACAGGTGCAAGTATTATAGTATGTCACCATATGACTAAATCGGGCGATAAGCCTGTGTCATCACCAGAGCAAGCCCGTAATCTTATTCGGGGTACTTCCGCATTAGTTGATGGTGTGCGCTCGGCATTTGCACTATGGCAAGTCGAGGAAAGCGAGGCCAAGAAAAGATGTTCGGCTCTCGGCATAGGTTATGTCAGAAACATATGCTTTGATGGTGCTATAGTTAAGTCCAACGGACCAGCAGAAAGAAGAATACGAAAATTTGTTCGGGATATGGATAGCGGTCTGCTGGTAGATAATACACAAGCACTAGAGGCAGTCGAAACGTCTAATGAGCGTGATGTTAAGCTAAACGCTCTATATAACTGGATTGAGCTATGTGAGCGTAATGGTAGGGCTTTATGCCAAAAGACAGGGGCTGATTCAATCGTAGAGAGATTGGAGGATGCCAACGCACCAACGGTGTTACAGAACATTTCTCAGGCAACAATAGATAGATATGTTCGGGAATTAATACAGACAAGGCGTATTGCTAAGTATTCATTCACGGCAACAGGAGGCAGTAAATGGCTTGGAACCACACAAGGCGTAATGTCTAATGGTGAATACCAAGCGGTTACTGCAAGAGATAATGCGTAATAAAAATGTTTTTTATCCCAATGCGTCAACTTTTTATAAAGCTAGGTTATAGTTAGTTATACCTTGAGGTATAATACAATTGAAACATAACATTGAAAGGGCAAAGAAATGTTAAAAGTATTAGTAAAAGAAACAGAATATCAATTCGATGATGACTCAACAGGAGATTCTCCTGATGATAATAGTATCGTATCAAATTTTACAAGAAGAAAAATAACTAAAAACATTAGCGGTTGGAGACTTGACCCTGAAAGAAATCCAGAAGATAAATATTGGGTTTCTTACAGAAGAGTTATTAAAGATAACAAATTTCATAAAAATGATTTAATAGTTTTGATTATGTGTCTCCAAAAGGTGTATTTAGAATCTATAAAAAATCGCGATGAAGCCATAAAAGAAATACGATCTTGGCCTCATTATGAAGATGATTGTGAAGGCAGTTTTATACATCCTAAAAAAACCGAACAATTTTTATTAGAAGTAAACAAATCACAACATGATGATATGATGCACGACTTAGAAGCTTTAAGTATGGCTCATCTTGACTGCATAGTGTCAGAAGAGTTTAATCGTACTTCAATTAAGTAATGATGCTTAACATTATCGCTAAATACGCTCACCAGAGCGACAATATACCAGATGGCTATACAAGAAGACTCTTGTATGGTCATCATGGTGCTAAAGGATATGTAGTCGATTATAAGGAGGTCAAAATGGACGAAAAAGACTATGATGGCAAGCCTAGATATTATTTTCTAGATAAAGCAGAGGAATATATCGGGGGGCCTAGAAATAAACAATATGGTGATGCTAGAGAAAACTTCTATAGAATATCTCAAATACTCAACGCTATACTAGAAGATAAACTAAAGTCTAAGCTAACAGAAGAAGATGTGGCTCAGATATCTATCGGGATTAAACTAGCTAGGTTAAGACACACACCAGACCATGAAGACTCATGGATTGATATCGCTGGTTACGCGGCTCTGGGAGGAGAAGTTTCTTGCGAAGAATAAAGCACGGGACAGAAGATTTAAGAAAATTTAAAGCCGAACAATTTAATATGTTTGAAAGACCCCAGGAAAACCAGCTGCACAAGGAGAAGAAATGTTCGGATTGTACCAGCAGCGAAGCTTGGTTCTCTATCGATTCAGGTAAAACATGGCAATGTAAAGGGCATAAGAAATGGTAACTAATGAAGCAAAAAAAGAAAAAATAGATGCAGTTGAATTATATTTATTAGAAAGAAGAAAAACAAAATTCGATAAGAAAAAATTAAAAAATAAACGAGATTATGAAAAAAAACAACAGAGGGCAGAACGTAGAAATTATCACTTGAATCTGTATAAGATAGCAAAAGGCTGTCATAATTGCGGATATAAAGAACATCCAATAGCTCTTTATTTCTTTCATACAGATAACGATAGAAGTGTTGGGGTATCATCTGCATTATTTAATTGTACGCTAAAAAAACTATTCAAAGAAATACGCAAGACAAAGCTTACTTGCGCTAATTGCACATCTATCTTTACAGCAAAAAGACGTAGAGATTATCACAATGTTTGAAGCAGCAATTACATGTCTTGCTCTTAATGTGTACTTTGAAGCGAGAAATCAGCCCATGATAGGGCAAATAGCAGTGGCACAAGTAGTTATGCACCGCGTTTACGATGAACGCTACCCTAATGACGTTTGTGAGGTCGTAGAGCAAGGACAAAGATACTCCTGGGATAAAAGCAAACTTGTTCGGGATAAATGCCAGTTTTCGTGGTTCTGTGATGGAAAATCAGATAAACCTACCGACATGTACGCATGGGAAAAAGCTATGATGGTTGCGTCTGGAGTATATCGAGGTGCGCTATATGATATGGTAGATCAGGCTACTCATTATCATTCAGTGGACGTATTGCCAAGCTGGTCAGAGAGCAAACAATATATAGTTCGGATCAATGATCATGTGTTCTATAGATGGGAAAAATAGGTATCAGTGTCATTGAGGGTGTGATACCAGTGTCAGTGATACCTCAATAAAATCAATGGGTTAAGGTAAAAGGAATCACTTAAAGTAAAATGAATGACACCAACGCTAAGTCATTGAAAACAAACAAGGTATCATTGGTGTCACTGGTGTCATATATATATATATGTGGGGGTAGTGATACCCCACACATATATTAAGTAAAAAGAGGAGCAAAATAAAATGCCAAAAGCAGGGCAAAGTTTAACTAAGGAGCAGAGTCTAGCGCATATGAAAAGGCTGACTCCACAACATCAAAAGTTTCTCGATAACTATATGTATCGGGATATGACACAAACCGCATCAGCAAGAGAAGCGGGGTACGCTAACCCGTCAGTTGCCGCTGTTCGGCTTCTACGGAATGCTGTTGTCCAAGAACGCCTAGAAGAAATGAGGCTGGAGGCTAAAGCTAAGTTCGGGGTAACAGTTGATAAGTCAGTTCGGGATCTATTAAAGCTTCGGGATGAAGCTTGGCAGTTAGGTAAGTTCGGGGAAGCAATACGCGCTGAAGAGCTACGTTTGAAGGCCACAGGGCTACTTATAAACAAAAGCCACATAACACATGAAGATGTAACAGGCCTTACTAAGGAGCAAATGCTTGAAAAGCTTGATGAATTCAGGCGTTTGGCAGACAGCAGAATGAAAAATATCACGCCCGTTGAAGGAGAGGCACAAGAGATAGTGCCTGATACAGAAATACCCACTATATCTAGTGATTAACCTTGTTCTCCCAGAGAGACGCTCTGGATATGTTCGGGGGTCGCCCTAGAGCCACATCGGGGCATATATCGGGATATGTTCGGGTTATGGTTATCGGGGGTCGGGGTCGCCCTGGGCCGGGCCGCTGGTAAACCCGAAGAAATGTTCGGGTTCGGGGCGCCTTCCGCCTGGTCTGCTGGTGAATCATCGGGGTCTTCCCTGGCGCCACAGCTTCGGGATCTGAACAAATGTTCGGGATTATCCGCTGCCTACCAGGTAAACCACAATATCTTGTGCTGCTGCTACCTGAATCCTCCCTGGCTGCTTGGCGCTGCAGCAACTCCTCCGTGGGCGCTAACCAGAACAATTGTTCATCGAGCCCTGGGGCCAGGACGCTGCTACTCGAACAGCAGCCAAAAACTTTTTTTTATTTTTTTTCTTTTTTTGTTTGACATACGAAACAGACTTCACTATATATTATATATGAAACACATTTCACACAGGAGAAAAGAAATGAATATTAACATTAACACAATGACGTATTCGATGGATAAGGCTAAAGATGCATTAAAAGATGGACTATCTGTTTTTGTAGCGCATCCAGATGAACCAGATGCTCCTATCAATTCACTAAAGGAGTTAGAGGGCGCAGAAGACCATCTCTTTATAATCAAACACACAGGAGAAAAGAAATGAATTATATAGAAAAAATTGTTGAAGACTTAAACGCATGTGATGAAAGCATTGTGTGGGAGAATTCTTCAGATAAGCATGACCTTACTCCCTCCGTTATGGTTTATATGGGAGAGACAGAAGGTGGTTGCAATTTGGTTCAACTGTTTGCTTTTGAAACAAAAGAACAAGCAGAATTAGAGCAGTTAGATGTCTATGGAATTGATTTTGCTAAAGATGGGGATTTTACTTATTCCAAATGGCACGGCAACAGTCGTCA